CACTAAAGAGCGGATTGGAGTTCCTTGGCAACCAGTCCCCTTGGAGTCCACCAGACGAAGTTCACCTCCTCGGCGAAGAGGCTGGAAGTCAGCGGTCAACTTTATAATGTCAAGCCTATGCTCTTCGACAGTAACGGATTCAAGCTTGCGTCCTAGCAGGCTCTCCACCAGCTTTGATTCGTCGACCTCGATCCGGATGGTGCTTTGGCCTACTACGACCCGACGTAAGGCATTCCTCACAAATTCGTGTTGTTCCGAAATATTAAGTCTGGGCCACCGTTTGGCCAGATCCCGTGCCCGTTGTCTCGCCACGTCTTTTTCCGGACTGTCCTCAAGTCCGGAGATGGATTTGTTGGGAGACGCCAGCAAGAGATGAATTTGAGAGATAACCAAGTTCTCGAGTTCTTGGGCCGAAAAACGAGCGACTGCAGGCCCATTGCCGGTCCGCTGGATGGCGGCCTGTGAGGTGTAGTAGCGATACCGTTTCCCGTTCTTGACGGCATGGGTCGGCGTGAAACGGACGCCCTTAGCGTCGAAAACGATTCCGCTCAGCAAACTCGCAGTCGAAGTGGATTTGCCGGTCCGGTGGGCTTGGTTGTTGGCCTCGAGTCGTGCTGCGACTTGGTCCCATAGCTTTTGCGGCACGATTGCTTCGTGCTGCCCGGGATAGGACTGCTTTTGGTGGACGATCTCGCCGATGTAAACGCGATTGTTAAGCAGATGATAGAGGGCCCCCCGTGAGAATGTCTTACCCCCTGAAGTTCGCCCAGCGCTGCTGGTCCGAGTTTTGCTGCGGATCTGCTTCCGCTCCAGATGATTTTTGAGCTTCTTGACGCAGCCGAGGCGTAGGTATTGCTGGAAGATCTCGCGCACGCTTTCGGCTTCTGGCACGTTGATGATGAGTCGATGGTCGGCACAGTCGTAGCCCAGCGGGACGACGCGACCCATCCACATGCCTTTCTTCTTTGAAGCGGCCACTTTGTCCCGAATCCTCTCGCCCGTCAGTTCCCGTTCAAACTGTGCGAAGGACAGCAATACGTTAAGCGTTAGCCGGCCCATCGAGGTCGTGGTATTGAATTGCTGGGTGACTGATACAAAGCTAACGCCGTGTGAATCGAATACCTCAATGATTTTGGCAAAGTCGGCGAGGGAGCGGGTTAGACGATCGACCTTGTATACGACGACCGTTTGTACCTTGCCTGCAGAAATATCATTGAGAAGCTGCCTGAGGGCAGGTCGCTCCATCGTGCCCCCAGAGAATCCGCCGTCGTCGTATCGTTCCTTGACCGCTAACCAGCCCTCGTGCTTTTGGCTACTGATGTAGGCGATGCAGGCTTCGCGCTGCGCTTCGAGCGAGTTGAAAGACTGTTCGAGCCCCTCCTCGGATGACTTGCGCGTATAGACGGCACAACGGATTTGGTGGTTAGGCATCCGAATGGCTCCGGACAGAGCTTTTGTCCTTCAGACCGAAGAATGCAGGCCCAGACCAGCGGGTTCCGGTAATCTTCCGGGCGATTTCGGAAAGGCTGTGATAACTAGCCGCTCGGTATTCGTAACCCGACTCGGTCACCATGATCTCGTGTGTTTCTCCACGCCACTGGCGAAGAATGCGAGTGCCCGGTTTAATTTTCGGTTTGCTAAGCCATTCGGTTGTAGATGTAGGGTTTTCTAAGGCGCGAGCAATTCGCAACAGCTGGGCGCGTGTGGCAGCTTTGAGCCCTCCATAAGCCTTTTCCTGAATCCGGTAGCCGAGGAAGGGAACCATCAGCTCGCGCCGGATTCCGGGCGGAGCGGCCCTGCCGTAGAGTTTGAGCCAGAGATCCAATAGCTGTTGCCGTGTAAAACTGCGCAATTTCGCGACCTCGATTGACACTTCTAGAGACATTTACCCTCCTGAACACCAGCACATTCACGCTCTGGTTGGGCAGGCAGTCAAGCGAACTCTGGCGTCCCGGAGAGCAAATTGAGGGCACCTTAGGTTTACGAACTACCACATACAATGGAGGTTTTTCAGTTCAGGACGAACTCGTTCAAAGTCTCAACCAACTAGCGAGGGCGGATTTGTTTTTCAAATGATCGAGCGCCTGAGTGGTCGAATCAACCTGATCAGCATATTTGCTGCCTGGGAAGGTCGTGAGCTCACGTGTGTACTCGTCTAGCCAGGGTGCTGAGGTTGGAAGAAGCACACGGCCGCTCTCGAACTCCGCTGTCTGCGCGTAGAGACGCAGAACCTTGTCCGTTCCGCTAGGTGCCTCATACCCTTCAACACCGCAGGCTCCCTCGTTCTTGAGATCTTGGATTAGCTGCGTCCCCGATGCTTTATCTTCGATCAAGATCATATCTGTTTTGTGCTGCTCAGCCAGTTTTTGTACCGCACGCTTGAGCTCTGGATAATCCAGGCGTCGGCGGAACACGTCGAGCAGATAAAACTTATCGTAGACGGCTCCCCATGTCGTGCAGACACTGAAGTCGTTCAGTTCGCCACTTTTGTTGGCGGTGTCCCAGCTCTGTAGGACATAACTAAAGTCGGGCAGGGCGGCTTCGTCGTAACGCTTAATCCACTCGGTCTTGATGATCGCTCCTCCCACCGGCGTGGGACTCTGCTGGTATTGACTCGCGAAATTGTACGCCCCAATGGTTTGACGCATGTTCTTGAGCACCAACAGCGATTCGCGTTCCGGCTGTAGGGCTTCCCCTTTTTTGCGTTGCCATTGCCGCCGACCGAGCGGGCTCTCAATCAGATGAAGTTCGTCTTCTTCGGCGATGGCAGGAAAGGATAGAACCTCCCATTCTTCCTGTTCCATCACATGGCCGACCAAATCGTCCTGGTGAAGCCGCTGCATGACGATAATGATGGTTCCCGTACCTTTATTGTTCAGCCGACTGAGCAGCGAATGGTCATACCATTCGTTCACCGCGTTCCGTCTTGTTTCAGAGAATGCGTCATCCGGTTTCAGGGGGTCGTCCAAAATGATCAAGTCTGCTCCCCGTCCTGTGAGGACTCCCCCCACAGAGGTCGACATTCGGAAGCCTTTGATTGTGGTCATGAAATCGTTGACGGACTGTTTTTCAGTCGAGAGACAGGTATTCGGAAAAAGCCTGCGGTAGAAGGGGCTGGCCATGACTATGCGGCAATCCCTGGCGTGCTTGTCAGCCAGATCCTGTCCGTAACTGGCACAGATGATTTGCGCGCTGGGGTCGTGGCCAAGCATCCAGGCAGGGAACACAACGCTCACGGCGTGGGACTTTAACGAGCGCGGTGGCAGATTGACAATAAGGCGCCTGATTTTTCCTCCCTGGCAGGCTTCGAGTTTCGAGACCAAAAGCTCTATATGCGGGCTGTTGACGAACTCCGTTTGGGCATTCAATTCATAGAATGACCGTTCGGTAAAACTCATCAGATCGCGGCGCAACATGAATTCATATTCGGAGTAGGAAAGTTTCATTGTTTTTCCTCCTCTTCTGGAAATGGAGTAGTTACGGCAGGATCAGTCAAGCTGTCTGACGGAAGGCTTTTTGATTGTCGGATCCGTTCCACAATACTGGTCATCACAGCGTCGTCACGTTCATGTAAGACAGGTGAGGGAATCGCAGCATGCTCAGAATCTTCCAGCGATCTGGTCCAGCAGAGAAGCTCGCGAATGGCCTTCAGATCGCCTGACGCGGCTTTGTTCATCAGCTGCAGCATGGTGGCTTCAAACTTGCTGATGCGCCGGCTACCACCGTTCTCGGTGACCCGAACGCGCTGTCGGCCAATCTTCTGCAGTAAGCTGGCGAAGTTTTGTGAACCCTTGGGTCTGCCCTCCGGGTTGCCTGAACGTCCTTTAACGAACTGAGTGCGTCTCGGCGGTTTGCCATATCCGATTGCGTTGGAATCGTTATTGCCGGTCATGTCTCACCTCGGGACCGGTTGCGAGATCATCGAAGCACTTGCCTGTAGCCACGTGAATGGCGCGGTCGCCGGTATGCTTCTGCCAGCGACGGATGGCTACGTCGACATAAAGCGGATCGAGCTCGATGCCGAAGCAGACGCGACCGACGCGTTCTGCAGCAATCAGAGTGCTACCGGACCCGAGAAAACTATCCAGGACAATGTCTCCGCGCGCCGAGCAGTCGAGCAGGGCATCGGCTACAAGTGCGAC